CCGCCGTTCCTTAATACTGTAGTCATGGCATTTATTTTTGAATTGTACGACCTAAAAACACACCTCCCATGACCTGTGCACCGTTGCGCTCCACTTCACATGCAAAACGTGCATAACTGTAGCCACGTGTTATGATGTCATCAAAAACAAGAACTTTTTGCCCTCTGACCTTATCAGGATTGACCTTAACTACTTCAACGGATTGTAAACTTTTCTTTGTTCCGCGTTCATGAATTGCAAGCCGTTCACCCTCAACTTCTACAGCACTAAAACCGTTATTCATGCCTGTTAATCGGCAAACTATTTCGCAAAAATTTCGATAACGAGCCGTATTTTTAGCTTGACTGGAAGCAGGAACGCAAACGAACAACATACCTTTGACCGCATCGCCGAAGCTCTTAATGATGTTGTTTGCAACTATCTTAGCCGCTTCAAACGTACGTTTGCCGTCTTTGAACTCCCATATAAAACGACGTATACGCCATTCGGTACTATTAGCCTTGTATTTAGTCGGTACATAGTCAAATATTGTCTGTAAAGGTTTTTGCCATTGTGATTCTAATGCTGTCATTTTCTTAATCTTTTTTATTCTTGAACTTGAAGCTTTCCGGTGTGAACTTTTTGAAATTTCATTCTCCCGTGTGGAGCTTTTTTTTATTCCGTCACTTTCGCAACCGTATGTTTCGCTTTTTGATGTTGCATAATCAGGTATGGCGGAGACAGACAGCAAGATTTTTGAACTAAATACTACTCGTAGAGTGGAGATTTCGAACAAAACCGTGTAACGGCTTGACCTTGAAGTATGGAAACGGCGTATATACCTTTGCAATAGCATAAAAGCGATAACAGGTGTAGAAAGTGATAAAAAAAGGCGAAATACGGATTAAGAGAATGAATAGACACGCAACATTAATCGCATGCGATTAATACCGATTAACCCCGCAAAAAGTAGATTTTTCTTCCTATGTTAGCTGTGAATTTTGAAAAATCTACTTTTTGCGGGGCGCTCCATGTTAAAATAGGTCGTTGTTTGGAGTAAAAGACAGCAACCAAACGTTAATAAGTGCTTATTATCAATGAATTACGGCGGCGAGTTTGAAAAACGAGCGCCGAGCAAACGCAGTGATGCCCGAACCGCGCCTCCGGTCGCTTGCGATTGCAAGTCAGAGTGTTAATTAGATATGTGACGCTTTTAATATACTTACATAGTATTTAACGCAGGAAATCCCACCTACTGGCGGGCTTGGTATAAAAAAACAGCGCCGTATCACTACGCCGCCGCCTAAACTATAATAATCTATGAAGTTGTGTTACTGTTGTGCTGCTCCGATATGTTCCCACAAGTACACCCAGTCCTTACGCATAATGAAGTATTTTAATGCATCTGTAAGGTTGGTAGACTCTTTAGCCAACCTGTTGAAAGGTAACTTATCACCTGTCTTTTGCTTAACAACGATATTCGCACCACTTTTAGCGGATGCAAGCTTTGTCTTGGTTACCTCCATTTCACTCTTAAGGTTAGCACAGTTATGCCTGTCAATATGCAACCTGAACAACCTGTCAGCCATGTTACCGCTAAGTAAGTCCATGAAGAAACGATACTCCTTGTTACTGCTGATGTCACCTTGACCTTTAGACAACAATAGCACACGCCAGCCTGTCGGTTTACCGTCCGCATCACGCTCAATATTCTTTTTAATCTGTGTAGCCATATCAGTAGCCGTACGATGATAGTTATTCATAGACCTGTCATAGTGCAACATCAACACCTTAGCGCGCATCGGCGCAAAGTATCGGATAAAGTCATCAGCCAGTTGACGAACGCCGGCAGGCGGCAAAGAGTAAAGCTCTTTGAGTATATAGCAGTCACGACCAAAGCGTTGGCCGAATACCATTGACATCATGTTGCCTGCATCCATACCGGCTTCAAGCGGTTTAGTTCTATCAAGATACCGTAATACCTCGCAGGTCTCATTCCAACCGTACGAATGAGATTCTATAACGTCAGTTAGATAGCCGTCGGCATAGAAATGCTCTTCTGACAAATTAGGATAAAAACGCTTGTTTGCGTCTATCTTGGGAATGATGCTCAATACATTAGCCGTCATACCCTCAAGTGCTTCAGTTATCTCGTCACCGAACCAGTCGGCACCGAGTATATCGGCGTTTACATAAGATGATACCATTGTAAAGAATGATAGTCCGAGACGTGTTTTTTCCCACCGATGTTGCCAACGCTCCATATTCTTTAATGCATTGTCATGCTTTCGCTGTATCCTGTTAAAGTCAGTTTCTGATATTATTCGTTGTCGGCGTTTATCCAATGCCGATTCGTATTCCTGGTGATATGCGGTATATACCTGTTTGGTTTGATTGTAGACGAATGCGCAACGGATATTAAGCAGTAATTTCTCTTTATCGTTAAGTTTACCCATCTTAAGAATCCATGAATCCTCGCCGATATGGTTTTCATTAGGCATATCAGTAGTGAACGTACGCGAACGATACCAGGGCGAATCACCGTATTTGGCACGGAAACCACGCACGGCCTTAAGTAAGTTGGTTATTTTCTCTTCCGGAAAGTATTTTACCTCATCGCCGAATATTGCGACGTAAGACGCGCCGGCACCAATAGCCGGGCGGTCTAGTGAAACAAACGTTACGTTGAAACCGTTGGCGAAAACAAGCGTCTGCTTGAAATCGCGGCGTTTGTTGTACATGCGGTCACGCCAGGCAAGAAGTGGTATTTTGTTCATAACAAAGTCCCTGTCCTCTTGCATACCGAGCATAACTAGACCGTCAAGCAACGACGGAATGATATTTTTATGTAAGTCTGAAAAGGTGTCGGCGGCCCAAACGATAGGTGCACCCGGTAAGTCGTACATCATTTCTATTAAGCGATTAGCAAGAATAGTAACGGTTTTACCGGTACCGCGTCCGGCTATGGCATAAAGGCTCTGTGGCATCATCATACAAACAAGTTGCGCCCACCAGTTAGCCCAGCGCAAGTCGACTTTGTCAGTCGATATTTTGAGTTTTTGTTTCTGTGTCATCGAGAATTTCAGTTATATCAATTTCTTTAGCCATCGATTCTTGTTTCAGCCGCTCTTTCTCCGCTACGGAAATATCGGGTATCTCGTCAATTTGCGCGGCTAGCAGTTTACGATCCTCACTTTGCAAGCCTATTTGTTGCGGGTCTAAAGACCACACAACAACCGGTTTACGCGGCGGCAACTCACGTTGCTCTTCATCCGGCTTATCAAGTCCTTTAATATCCGATGCCTGTTTCATTAATTTGCCGTACACCTCCATGTCTTTGGCCGTGCGTGCGGTTTTTAATACCACCAATGCAGCAGATTGTAACTGCTGAAACATCAAGTTACGATGTGCCTTATTGGAAATATCGTCGGATTCGAAGAAAAGATTAATCGCTTCATCGTACATGCGGCGAGCCACACGCCGGGTACAGTTAAACGGCGGATGCATGAATGTGCGAATAGCATTATCACGCCCGTACTTGCGATTAAGTCCGATTATCGTATACAATGCGTTATAATACTGCAAACGTTCACCATCCAAATCATCCTTATTGGAAGATTGCAAATAATCCTGTAAGTCGTTAAAGTAACTTTTATCGAACATAATCAATCCTCATAAAATATAATTTCGTCAAGAGCATTCTTATAATCTTTATTTCGACGTGCTGCATCAAGGCGTTGTGCCTGTACAACATTTTCACCAGTCGATGCGTCACGAATCATGCTCATGCCTTCTTGTGCTTTTTGGAGAAGCGGGCCACGCTCATAATGATATTTTAGCGGAGAACCTATCAGAGAGAAATAAAACTCAAATTCGGTGACCGGCGCATCAAAATACATAGCAATATCAGCTGGCGTATAATTCAAAGCGGCCAATTTCTCGTACTCATCCCAGTGATTGGATATATCATCGAACCAACCGGGAGCAAAGCCTTGGCTGTCATTCCATTTCGTTAAGTCGTGTTCTGAACTCATATATCTTTTTACTTTTTATGAAAACATAATTCTCTATCATGGCATTCTCACCGTAATTGCCTGAACCTTCAACCACAAAGTAGCCGTCATCCGTATGAATGGCGGTTACTTTTTTATGAGACCAGGCAAACGTTAGCGTAATCACACCGTCTGCCTGCAACTTCAATAACTGTTCATACACCTTTGGCATTCGGTTGCGGATATTTTCGGCAATAAACAGATGGATGTTTTCTATTTTGCCCTGTTCGTGCCATTTGGTTAACGACTTAATTATACGCTCGTTAGTAGAGTAAGTAGCGATGTAAAGGTGTCTAATCACACCTGAATGCTTCATCAGGTAGACAATGAACGTGAACGCGGAAAAACTTTTCTTCGTTTCAATGAAAAAAGCTTCATTCTCTTTAGGCAAACGACCAATGAGTTCTTTTAAATTGTTGAGTTTAAAAGTGTACATCCGTTCGTATGCCTCCGACTCCGACCATGCACGTTGCATTCGTTGTTGTAATTCACTGATATGGAAATACTTTCTCACTCCTCGTTCAATAATTTATTTATTAATGCAAGGTCACGCTCATATTGTTCGAGCTTGACTTTGCGGACTGCGTACAAGTGCGGTTTGTCACCCTTGTTAATCTCATTACTCACGCGCCAAATATTATTAGTAAGCTTTTGCTTTTCATGATATAATTCTTTAATTGATAAAGAATTAATCTCTTTGTTGCGGGTGAATTGTTTGAATATTGGATGTTTGCCAAGCACTTTGCCTGATACCTTGTAATATTCAAGTTCATCATAAATGACACGGTTTTCAATGTAGTTATCCATCAATTCAGCTGCAACATCGGTGCACTCATTGTTCTCGGCTGTAAACAGCTTTTCATGAAGTTGTTTATAGCGGTTGTAACATGTAAATTTACGAGTTACCAAAGCTTCGAGTTCCGGAGGAACATCTGTTCCGTTAAGAAATGGAAATTCTTCACGAAACCCGGTATCTCTTCAGTTGCCACCTTTAGCATTAGGTTCGGTATTATCACCCGGTGTCGGTTGCGTTTTTTCAAGATCAGGATTATCTGTTTTTTTAGATTCATATTCGCATGGAGTAGGGAATAGTTCTGCATATATCGGCTCTATAGCAGGAAACGAAGCATCACTAATATGAAAAAAGTATCTGTTGCTTAACCTGTCACGTACATTTTTTATATTTGGCGAATCAGAAACGAAGTTCGCCAGGAACGGAGCTTGTGAGAAGTCGACCGGCACACAAAAATGAGATGGTATTCCCAAAGCTCTTCGTACAAGGATTTCTGTAACCTGAACGGCGTTTAGCATCTCCTTGAAATCATCAGCCATAAAAATCTCTTTGCGTGCATAGAACGGCGTATGTGTCGGTCGGTTCTCTTCAACCGCATTGTACTTAGGTACAAGAACGGTAGATACCATACATTTATTTACAATACACATATCATCCGACATTATAATTAAATCCTGTGTTATGCTTTCCAGTTTTTTACAAGCTTCTGCAATTGCCAAGGCAGGATGTTCCTGCTTAGTAACGACATTGTCTATAGATAGTCCGTCTACTTTGTCACCGACTATTACAGGCTTTAATTCAGCTCCTTTGATATTATCCAATGAACGAAGAGCATATATTAATTGCTCCGCGCGTCTGTGATGATTCTGATGCAGAACAATCACTGTGATAGGTTCTTTTAACTCAATCATGATGTTTTATTTTAATGTTGAGACAAAGGTATTTACATGCCAAAAGTTAGAAAAGGACATAAAATAAGGCGGTACATAGTGTATCGCCTTATCAAATTTTATTTGCTTGGTTTTAACGCACCTCCTCCGGAGTCACCACCAGAGGAACTTGATGTATTATTACTAGAAGCGTTATTACTTTGGCTGTTTGAATCAGCATTTGCAGCTTTTGCGACAGGTGCAACAGCTAATCCTAATGCAGTATTGACAGTATCATTGTCGGTAACCGGAATCAAACCTACAGCAATTTTGCCGATAGGTGCAGTTTTATAAGCGGTTTTAAATTCAAAAGAGTTGTTTTTCTTATCTTTTGAATCCTCCTGATCAGCCTTACTCATATTTAGCGGAGCTTCAGGCGTACCGTATACGCTAAAGTCAGCATCTAAGCAATCTCCTACAAGAGCGATGCAAGGCTCGTTAACATTAGCCTCTTTAAATTCTTGAATTTCAACCGAATTGCCAGGATGTTCAAATGATAAATCATGTGTAAAGCCGCGAGCATCGTCATCGCCGTCGACACTGTCGGCACCTTTAATTGTAGATGCCGTAACGTAAATGCCGATAGGTTTAACAGTACCGTTTAATGCAAGAGCCGTAACCCTCACGTTTTTAGCATCTTTAGTAAACGTCTTTAAATCCGAAATGCGGATAAAAACGATATAAGCTTTTTTGCCTGTAGCGCGTCCAGCATTGTTAGACGCTTTAGGCACGGATACAAAGCTGTATCCCGGATTAGTATCTGCCATAATTAAATCTCCTATATTTTAAGTTACTCTCCTGTTGCTTTTGCTGCATTGGCAACTATACCGGCTGCCGTCTTATATTTAGTTACCTGATCTGAACTAACAAATGCAAATATTGCATCAGCAAGCCAGAAGCCTGTACCTTCCCAATATTCACCGAAAATCTTGACATCATAGTTTTCAACCTGCATATTAATTTTTACGTTTTGCGGGTCTTGTGACATCAAATGCTTGAAGTTATCAGATGTAGTAGAGAAGAAACAGCCGGTACCACGCATACCTTCAAGCTCTTCAAAGTGAGCGTTACGATCTTCAATTTTAACGACATCGTCATCGCTTAATTGCAAATTAGGATATTGCGCCCGGCGAGCCTTTTTATATAAAGTCAACAAGTCCGGGTCAACGAAGATAGGCATGTCGCTTTTCTTATATACCGGCTTAAATAAATCGCATAATGCCTGCACTTTGGCAATTACATTTTTGTCTGTAATAGCATCAGTATTTGACAAGAAGTTCACGGCAGTCTTGTCTTTTAAAAGTTCACGACATAGAATTGTTATATATCCGTCCATTGCATTAGTAGCATCGCCGGCATTATCTCCGTCTTTAGTTGCCGCGTTCTCTTTATAAACACCGGTAGCGAGTGCATACTCACGCTCCTCATCCAACTTAGGAAATACAAGCTGATACAAAATGTATTTAACTATAGGCATTTGCTCAGGTGTAAGGTTCTCGTCATACAAATAGCCGAAAACACTCTCCATTATATCCGAAGGAGTTATAGGAACGTTTATTTTACACTTAAAATTCTTTATTGTCAAAGGTGTAAAAGTTGTTTTACCTTTAGGAGTCCATTTAGGAACGAACGACTGCAAAACAGAAGTTATGATATCGGTAGAAGCACGTACTTCAGTTTTGTTAGTAATAAGAGTAGTCATGTGTGAGGTAGAATCCGTCTTGATCAACATACGTTGAATGACATCCAACCTGTCATCGGTGACATACTTGCCAAACTCCGTTTGTAAGTTGGCAGTATCTACTGTATTGCTACCAGCATATTCACCGGTAACCCGACCGTAATATTTGTCAGCGTAGAATTTGTTATACGCCAAACTCATATCAGCCTTAAATCCTTTTTTTGTCAATTTTAAAATTATCTTTTCCAATAACGGATTAGGATGAATCCCCGGAGAAGTGCAGGCACTCGCAAACAAATGCATGGGCTTCGGCATTGAATTCTTGGACATTTTCCGCGCGAATCGG